CTGGTCTCATTACTGCAACCCAATCTCCATCTTCTGTTACATTCATCTTCCTTAACCATTCTCTTGCACTAACAAAGTAGTCATCAATATCGCCACTTGTGGAAGCAAGGGCTGTTACGGTAGCTGTAGTTCCAGTGGTGTAAGTTCCAGCTTCTCCGCTGGCGTTGGACTCACCAAATAAAATTCCACTACTAACATTTGCCAATGCGGTTGCGTCAATATCTTGTCTTAACTGATAACCTGCATCTTGAGCTACGTGAGCAGCATAATCTTGATTAGACTGCATTTCGTAGACATTGTCTACATAAAATGGAACAACTTTAAAGGTGTTGACATCAATAGAATCATCAACAGCAGTAAAGGCTTGAGCAGTAATAACTGTCCCAGGAGTGTATACTTGAGCAGATAAAGCGTTGATATAGGGAAAATGAATCTTATCCCCAACTTTTAAATCTGCTTCTAACTTAGTATCACATACTTCTAAGGCAACTAATGTTTCTTCAATGTTTTTTTGTATGGCCGCTTTCCAAACTTCAGGAATTAATGCGGCACTTACTGTATTTGCCATTTTTGTTTTCTCTTACCTTCTACCTATTTTCCCCCTCTATTCTTTGGGGTTCTGGGACGGACTGTCCATCCCGCTCTTTCTAAATAGTCATTTTTTTCCTCTTTACCCATTTTAGAAATTTCCTCTGGGGTAATATCTTCAATAGGTTTTTTAGAAGCAATAACTTTGGTCGAAGGTTCGAGTGCTTGTTTAGCTTTCTCGACTTTCTCTCGTCTCGCTGCGACCAATACTTTAGCTTCTTCGGATTGAGTCGCTTCTTCTAAAGAAAGTTCTTTTGCCTTTGCGATTAAGGCAATATCGTCTAACTCTTCTGCGGAATAATCTTTTAAAGCAGCAACAGTTTTGGCTAAACCAAGAGAGTCAGATTGGTCTCCGACAGGTGTCTTTGACTTTTCTGCTTCTAATTCTTTAGTCCTTGTTTCTGCCTTTTTCATCCTCGCATAGAGTTTCTTATTCGCTTCCTTTGTTTCCGAATCAGTCTTTTCAGGTTCTTTAGGGGTTTCCTGTTCCCCAGTAGGAGTTTCCTCTTCTGGAGTTTCCTCCTTTGGAGTTTCAGAGGTTTCTCCTTCCTCTGGGTTTGTAGAGTTTTCCGTCTCAAATTTTTCGTCTTCCATAATTTTTTTGTAGTGAGTTTATGTTCTCGACCTTTGTGTTTTAATGGGTTACGCTTCCCATATTTATTCGTAAGTATTCTTTTGTTTCTCTCCCTTTTTAAGGGGAATTAACCTTTTTAATTTCTTAATATATTTTTCAAACTCAAATACAGATAATTTAACAGCTTCAAGATGAATTTCAGCTTTACCATCAGACGGGATTTGAGTTGCATCTTTTAAGTGAGCAATGATTCCTTCTATGTCTTCAACTAACGCATTACCCATATTTGAAGCCATTAACTTTATAAGATATTTCTCTTTATCTTTCATAATCTTTGTTCTTTAGTTCCAGAAACAGGTGAGGTAGGCATAGTTGGCTTACTTACACCTCCGCCAGAACCTTTTTGAATTACTTGATTCAACTGTGGTTCTTCTTCTGTATCAAAGTCTTCTAATCTTAATCCACCATCTTCTAACCAACTTCTAAAGAACTTTCTCTTTCTTGGGTCAGTTAGTAAATCTGGTATCGAACCCATTGCTTGTAAGGCAGCAAGTTTGTTAGCAGCTCTTGACCTTACATCCATTTGTTCGCCTGTGATATTTATATCTATCTTATATTTCAAGTCCTTATAGAAGTCTTCTGGTAGGTCTATGAGTTTTTCCTTTCCTTTCTTTACCTTTTCAGATATAACTCCCTTCATAAGTTCTAACTGGTCGCTTGAAGGTGCTCCGTTTCCTTTTGCGATATACTTGAATATCTCGTTATTTGTTTTACAACTAATAAGCATTCGGTGATAAGTTCCTAAATCATCTCCTACTAATCTTAAAGTGTGTTTTGTATTGTTCTCTTTTAAAAACTGGGGAATGATTACCTTAAACAAAAACTCTTTAACATCCAATGCTATATTTTCCTGAATCTGTCCAAAGTAAGCACCTGCCATTCCTGCCGCTAATTCGGCAGAACCTAATGGTGTTCCTGCTGGTAATCGTTCTCCTCTTGTTACTTCGTGGGAAAATGTAATTTCATCTTTATTTGATAACCAGCGATTTATTTCAGTCTGATAAAAACTTAAATTTCTATCAGCCATATCAACCTGTGTAATTGGGTCTTCTCCCTGTAACACTTGTCCATTAACTACGTCTGTTAAAAGATTTCTATTTGTTCCCGTATCTCTTGTCTGCCATAATCTTAATGAACTCCAATAAGAAGACTTAACCTGTTGGTTGGCTATTTGGTTAATCCTAATTTGAGGGTCTAATACAAGTTCAATTTTCCCTACTCCAAGCCATCTCCCTGACATCTTATCTAAATGAAACTCCCAGTAGGGGTGTTGTTCTATAATATCGTTTGCGAGTTCAGTTCCGCCATCCGATATTATGGTTCTTCTATAATCTAAATTATCATCTTCACCGTATCTTTCATAAATCTTAATTTCTTTTTCTTCTAATACATCTTCCCAATTTTCCCAGCCCTTTTCTTTGGCTATTCTCTTAAATTCCAGCGGATTATAAACGTGGGTTTCAATAATATAACTTGCTTGATTTAAAGTATCCGCATCTTGTTGAACCGCGAAGTTCCTTAAATCCACAAAATATACTTTTCCGTCAATCACTTTAGTTACAACAGAACCAAATATGGGAAGTTCGTGAAATATCCTATTTAATACTTTCCCAAATCTCTGGTCTTTCATCCAAAACTTTAAATCTCTTTCTAAAAACCAAGTCTTTAATTCTGTTCCGCCCTTTGCAGTCAGAATATTTATATTTTTAGTATCAAAGTCAATTGCTTTTGTGCAGACATCGCAAGGATTTCTAACTATATTAAAGAAGAACTTTCTATCTCCTTGGTCATCATACTGTCCTTTAATAAATTTAGAATTATAATAATAAATAATCCTTTTAATCAAATCCTTTTGGTTAAACCTTAAATCATCAGTAATATCGATTGACTCATTCTCAAAATCTTTTATTTCTTTTTTTATTTGTTCAATTTCCATTTATTTTTGCCTCTTTATTATACCCCGTAGAAAATTTAATGCTCTTTTTATTCATATTGAAATGGTGATTTCCTTATGTGTTTAATTTGTTGTTGTAATTGGAGAACTCTCTTATCTATCGGTTTTAAGTCCCAGTAAGCAAGTAGAGTTGACATTACATCGTCATCGTGAGCTCCTCGTGCTGCACCAGCCCCCTTTTGTTTAGCAGAGTCAGACCAGACGAATGTTTTAAGCTCTTCATTCGTATTATGGTCGTATATCTTAGGGAATCTATTTCTAATCAAATCTTTAAAGTGGGATATGAGTGCCTGTTTTGACTGATATGATGTTTTCCAGCCCAGTTTTTCCATTTGACGCTTCTCACGATATTCAAATACTTTACGCTTGAATATTGGCAAATCCTTTATTCCTTCAAGAAGTGCCGCACCTGCTGCGTTAGCTTCTGGAACAATAAATGCTTTATTATATTTCTGACATAGAAAATGAACTTTATCTATCTGTGCTGGTATAGGTATAAATCCGTTATACTTGGCTATTTTCCTTCCTTCTTCGGATACTACCGAAATAGATGAGGGGTCAACTACTCCTTCAGAGGGGTCAACACCCATTCTATACTTAACGCCAGATCTCGGTTGTTCGTATATCTCACATTCTTCCTCTATTGCGATAGGTTTTCTTTCTATCAGCATCATTCTGTCTATAAACTCCTGTGGGAATACGGTTCCTTTTAACAATAAGTCCATTGACCATTGCCCATAGACAAATCGTTTTATGTATGAATCATCGTTCTTTAACTGGTCTTCAATATAGTCATCTGGGAGATGTTCTTTGTTGTCCATCATAGAACTCTCTATCAAATGAACATCGTCTCTTTTCACTGCGTTTATTTTGAAGAAGTAATAAGCCCAGAAATTAGCAGGATTACAAGTCATATTGCCCTGTCTTATCCCAACATCTCTTCTTAATCGTGAATTTAATGACTTAAAGACTTCCTCGTCTATTTCCTCTAATTGGTCGATAAAGTATCCTCCAAGATTCAATGACTTCAACTTCTGTTGTGCTTTTTTAATATCCTGTTGTGAACCTGTCTGAAGCGCATCAAGCCCAAACATTATTATCTCTGAACCATTTGCAAATCGTATTATATTATCTTTAACTCGATGCTTATACCATTTTGCAGGTAAAAGTTCGAATAATTCTGGCAATGTAGCTCTTTCAAGGTCAGATATGTGTTTTCTTCCAAGAAGTAGCCGATTCCCAGGGAAACAGAGAGATTGTAGAATCATCTTAATTAGAAGTCCAAGAGTCTTTCCAGAACCGAATCCACCAGAGCAAAGGCAGTATTTTTTGGTTGAGTTAAGGAACTCCACCTGTTTTTCATTAAAGGTGAATTTCTTGCCGTTAAGCTCGATTTCTTCTATTACAGTTCCCTTAATCCATTTCTTGCCAAACTCTTCGTATTTTTTAAAGGTGGTATCCATAATCAACTTTGATGTTGTAGTTTTTCTATTAAGCTAAATAATCAGCGAAAATGCGAATGGTGTCAACTTTCATCCTATTAAGTCTATTTTTTAGAATGTGTGGGAGGGGCATATATATAATAGACTCTCCCGACTCGCTCTTC